AGGCTTTTTACTCGGCGTTAATTCGAAAAATAAGAGTATATCAAAAACAATGCGCGGAATGTGGAACAGAATTAAAGCACCGTTTACAAGCGTTGCTGAGTGGTTCGGAAACATTTTCAAAGGTGCGTGGAATGCAATCAAAAAAGCTTTTACCGGTGTCGGTAAATGGTTCAAGAACTTATTTAACGGCATTATTAGCCTTATTAAGGCACCTATTAATTTTTTGATTGATGGACTTAACACGCTAATTAAAGGCGTCAATAAAATTAGTTTTAATGTGCCTAAGTGGGTTCCGAGTATCGGTGGTAAAAAATTCGGTTTTGATATTCCACAAATCCCCCATCTTGCAAAAGGTGGTCTTGTTAAGGCTCCAACGCTCGCGGTTGTTGGTGATAACGTGGGCGCAAGTACCGGCAACCCTGAGGTAGTCGCACCGCTTAACAAGTTGCAAAGTATTATTAATAACAATAATAGTACAGATACAGCAACACAAGCGGAAATTTTGGCGTATTTAAAGCGATTATATGAATTGCTAATTGTCTTTAGGAACAATGGCGGTAATAGTTATGAATTTATTGCAAAACTAAACGGCAAAGAACTATTTGAAGAAATGGTTAGACAAAATGAACTTGATAAAAAGCGTCACAACGGTAAATCGAGATTAATTTGAAAGGGGCGTTGAGATGGCAAATTACAAAGGTTATTTATTGAAATTCGGTGACAAGGTTTTTCCTAATGCTTACATATTAGAATATTCCTCAACACCAAATCAACGCCTTGAAAGTTCAGCTGATAGAGATAATACAGGTACTTTACAGCGTAAGACGTTAAACAGTACAAAGACAAGCATTAATTTATCAACTCACATTTTAAGCTTAAACGAAAAAATTAAAATGCAAAGCGTAATTAATGCCGGTATGGTTAATTCTGCACAACGTAAATGCAAGGTGACGTATTGGAACGACGAGGATAACACATACAAAACGGGTTATTTTTATATTGCTGATGTCGAATATACAATAATGGACGTTGACAGCACAAGCAAAGATATTCAGTACAATCCAATTACGATTGAGTTAATCGAATATTAAGGCGGTGAATGTATATGTATATGTTTAGCAATGATACGGCGGAAGATTTAGCAATCAAACAAAAATTGCTTGATAATACTGTATCAATTGATTTATTAATTGAGTTCACCGACAAAAAAACCAAAACGCTAACGAGTAAAAATATTTTACTTGATACGTTAGAATTAACGAACTCTATTTGTGATGATAGCACTCTAAAATTTGGCGGGTGCATATTGTCACAATTGAGCATTAGCGTATTTGGTGTTGACGACGAACTAAACAATCGCGAAATCAAAGTATATATTTATCAAAAATATATTGATGAATTATACCCATCAAATACACTCTACCCAAAAACGGAAATTGTAGATTCACCCGCGTCAAATTTGTATCCGTGTAAGCTTGTACCGGTTCGCGCTTGTATCTTCACAGGCATAATCGACAGCAGTAAACGACAACAGAACAGAAACGTTCGCGAAATTATCGCATATGATAAGCTTTATCAAGTTGGCAAGATGAATATTTATAATTGGTTTTATGGTGTGGCATATCATACGCCAAAAATCACAATTAAGGACTTGAAGGAAACGTTAGTAGATATATTGGAATCTAACGGAATAACACTTGATACGAGTATATACGATAGTGACGATAATTACACGTTAGATTTAAGTTATCAGCTTGTTGAAGATATTTGTGACAGAAAATTAACAGCGTTAGAACTGCTAGAAAGTTACTGCGAAATAACAGCACATTTTGCATACTGCACAGGAAACGGCACGATTAAAATACTAAGATTACCGCAAGCGGGTATGGAGTTAGTTCCTTACGAGGTTAAATACTACACAGATTTAACGTTTGAAAGTTATACTGTTGCAAGTATTACAAATGCGCGTTTTCCATACAACAAGAACAAAACGCGAAATGAAACTATTGTGAATGTGTCAGCGTCGGGCGAAAAAAAGAATTATTATGATAGCGATAACAAATTAACAGCTTGCAACAAAACAGATACTATCGTAACAAATCTTATTAGACCGAACGGGTCACTGTTAAATGGTTGGCTTTTTTATGAATTTAGACCTTTTAACGCTAATTTATTTGGTCGTTGGTGGCTTGAACCGGGCGACACGATTACACTTGACACAGGCGCAGACGATATTAAAAAAATTACAACAACTATATTTAGTAGAACTATAAATGGCACAGCGGGTTTATCCGTGACAGCTAGCACAAACAGTTCTGAACGACAAGGAGTTGAAGAAAAACAATGGGGTACGACTTAATTAATTGGCAAAACAGCCCGAACACATCAACGCCCATCAATGCGAACAATCTTAATCATATGGACGAGGGCATTAAGAACGCGACAGACGCTACAAAGTTTGGTTATTCAGCTACTTTTACGGCTGATGGAATACTAAAATATTCAACTCGCGCGACAAGCTTCGGCGTGGGTTCTTTTACAAGTCAAAAGGATATTGTTACAGCTTTTATCGCAAATAGTGTTACTGCTGTAGATAGTGGCTCATTTGTGGGCTGTACAGCATTAAAAACTATTTATGTAGATAATAACCGCGCAAGCGGAATTATCGAAAACGGCGCAACAGAAAGCACAACAAAGGTTGTGTATGCTGATGATGATGAATTTATCAATGTTAATGAATTTTTGATGTCTGCGATTGTAACGCTTAAAGACAGAGTGAAAACAATTGAAGATAAAGCAAATTCGGACAAAACGGAATTATCCGAGCAAATTCAAGGCGTTAAAAATTCAGCACTTGAAGAATTTGAAAGTTTGAAAGCTGATAAGCTAGATAAAACAGATTTTAATAGCTATAAGACTAGCAATGATAATGCAGTTAATAGCAAAGTGGATACTACTGATTTTAACGCTTATAAAAGTGCAACAGACAAAGCAGTTGCAGACAACACAAAATCTATCAAAGCTAATACTACTGCTATTGATAAGTGTGTTACAGATATTGCAAATAACTCAGCTTTAATCAGCAAAAATCAAATTAATGTTACAACAGACAAGGCAAGTAACATTGTGATTAGTGATAGTAGTAACTACAACATTGTTAGCTTAGTTGCCAACAACGATAATTACAACATATCGTTGTATGGCAAAAATTTACAAGATTTTAAAAAATTTATAAAGGGGATGAACACAAATGCATATGTCGCTAAAGATAGCTTAACAACTGATAACAACACTATCAGTTATGATATGACAGAAGGAAACTATTGTGGTCTTTATTTTAAATACAACGGATTTATTAAAGATAGCTTACTAATTGATAAGTCTTGCGTAATATCCTTAACGGTTACAGTCGACAAAGCTTGTACTTTTAGATTATTAGATGAAAGAAGTAATAAATCTGTATCAAAAGCATTAAAACCATCCACAGAAACTCAAATTAGTTTACCTATTACACTTAATCAATCAACTAAAGCAATATCCTTTTACGGCGTAAATATTACAGATACAACACATATTAAGTTGTCAAATATTATGATTGAGTTAGGCTCTGTTGCTACAGAATACGAGGAATACAAAGATATGCAGTCTGTAACACAAGATACAGATTTATCAACAGTACACACCTACTATCCAATTACAACTGTTATTGCTGATAGTGATGTCCAATTGAGTTATGTTGCAGACACAAAACACTATATTGACAACAAATTTAACGAGATAGCAACTGCTCTTGTTGCACACGAAAGTGAGGTGAACTAAATGTTTAATCTACACGATTTTGTAATCAAAACTCTGTCTACTATGAAAAACAGACTAGATGAATACCAGGTAAGAGCTTATGCACTAACTTGGTACAGTAAGTCTGTTTTAACTGATGAAGATATGAACACAATTGACAGTTGGTACTCAGCTGAGGAAGTGACAGAAGAACCAAACGAGGATGAGAAAGTGGGTGAGTGACAATGTCAAGTGATGTAATTACTGCACTTATTGGCTTAGTCGGCTCTGGTATTGGCTCAGTTATTGGCATTATTTGTAACACAAGATTAACAACTTACAGAATAAAAGAGCTAGAAAAGAAAGTAGATAAACACAATACAGTAGTCGAACGAACTTATAAAGTCGAAGAAAGGCTATCCATAATTGATGAAGAAATAAAAGTCGCTAATCACAGAATTAGTGACCTAGAAGAAAGGAAGTAAAAAATGAGAAATTGGACAAAATGGCTCAAAGTTGCGGGCGTTCGCGCGATTAAAACAGTGGCACAGACTGCTGTAGCTATGGTCGGTGTTAGTGCTGTTATGAGTGAAGTTGATTGGCTTACAGTCGGTTCAGCGTCGCTATTAGCGGGTATCTTGTCACTACTTACAAGCGTGGCGGGTTTGCCTGAGGAGGAATAATAATGGCAGAATACGTCAAAAAACCCGTAATCGTTCAAGCACACAAGGCGAAAAATACCCTTGCAAGCCTGATATTTTCGCGAAAACTTATGAAAGGGTGGTAAAATAATGAGTAAAACACTAATGGTTGACGTCAGCAGATGGAACGGCGCTGTTAATTTCTCAGCGCTGAAAAATAAAGGCGTCAAAGGCATTGTTATTCAAGCCGGCTACGGAATGGTTGCGAGCCAAAAAGACCCATTTTTTGAAGTCAACTACAAAAACGCAAAGGCTCACAAAATGCTTGTAGGTGTTTACCATTACAGTTATGCAAAATCTGTTGCAGAGGCTAAGAAAGAGGCAAAAGTCTGTCTAGGTTGGCTAAAGGGTAGAAGTCTAGATATGCCTATCTACATTGATATGGAAGAGGAAAGCCTAACATATCTAGGTAAGTCAACTCTAACAAAAATCGCAAAAGAATTCTGCAAAACAATCGAAAAAGCCGGATATAAAGCCGGTGTATATGCTAATGCAAATTGGTTCAAAAATAATCTGAATTATAGTTCGCTAAAGAAAAATTACAGTATTTGGCTTGCTCAGTATGCAAGCAATAAGGATTTTGACTGCGATATTTGGCAATTTACAAGTAAACTAAATATTGGTGGTAAAGAATTCGACGGCAATTACTGTTACAAGGATTTTGCAACATCAGCAAAAAAAGCTGTAAAAACAAAATTAGAATGTCCACTTTACAACAAGAAATATATTGACAAAATCGGCAAAACTAGTTCCGTTATTGTCAAAATCCCAAAAGGCGCCACAATCGAATTTATTAAGGACGTCGGCGACGGTTGGAGCAAAGTCAAATACAAAGGTAAAACGGGCTATATGGTTAACACTCGACTTGATAAGTCAGGCTTATCAAAGTATCGAACAATCGTAGTCGGTAAAGGCTCAACATATAGACGAGTTATTAACAGTCGAATTGCTTACAAAAAGCAACTTGACAAAGATAGACAATTTACAATTATCTGTTACATTACAAGCGGTAAATATAAAGGTTATTATTATATGTACCGCAATTCAAAATATTATTTAATTAAGTAATTTTTTGAAAAAATCATTCAAATTTTGAAATAAATCGTTCAAAAATCGAACGATTTTGAAAATTATTGAACAGATTTCAAAAGAATTTAAACAATTTTTAAAAAATCAGTAACTTTTTTAAAAAGCTAAAACAAAATTAATATTTTTCGTGCAAAGTGAAACCCGTAGCAGTTTTTGACTGTTACGGGTTCTTTTTTATTGACAAAAATATAAAAATGGCTTATATTGATAGTAGCTTATTTCTTGAGCTATTCGAAATTGGAAATTGCAACGAAAAACGGGAAGCCTTAAAGGTTTCCCGCTTTTTTATTCTTATAATTCAATTAATTCTTCAACGGTACAGTCCAAAGCTTTCGCGATATGGTAAACGGTTATTACAGACGCTTTGTTTAAATCGCTTCTTCCTTGTTCATACTCCTGAATTGTTCGGCAACTAACATTTGAAGTTTCTGCAAGTTCGGCTTGAGTTAGTCCGCGTTTTTTTCTTATTTCTGTAAGTTTCATTCTTGCACCTCCGTCAGCCACCCTTTCAGGTGGCTTAGATTAAATTAATAAACTGGATTAGATTTCGCTAGTTCCCATTGTTCACCATATTTTTCTTCGTGAGCCTTGCAATAGGCGTCGAATAAGTCTTGCATATTGCAAGGTGCTAATTTGTAAATCAACTCTTCTCTAATGTCGTCGTCCATCAAGCCAAGAGCCACGCTAGAGTCAAATTCAACTCCATATTCATTCATAACTTTAAATTCTGTCATTTTTTAACCTCTTTTATTATTATTTGTAAGGTTCGTTTCCTTTACCTTACGTATATTATTATACGATTGTACCCGTAGTTTGTCAACCCGTTTTTCAAAATTTTTTTAATTTTTTTCAAAAAACTATTAAAAAACTATTGGAATTTATTAAAAAATCAATATAATTTTAATTACATCATTTTGATAATAAAAGAGGTAATTAAAAATGGAAAACGCTGTTATTTACGCGCGATTTAGTTCGCACAATCAGCAAGAGCAAAGCATTGACGGACAATTAAGATATTGCAAAGATTACGCGGAGCGCAACGCAATGAAGGTTATCAACGTGTATGCGGATAGAGCTATTTCTGGAACGACCGACGAGCGCCCACAGTTTCAACAAATGATACGCGACGCGAAAAATAAGCAATTTAAATATATATTAGTTTGGAAATTGGATAGATTTGCGCGTAATCGTTACGATAGCGCAGTTTATAAAAATCAACTTAAAAAATGCGGAGTTAGAGTGTTATCCGTGACCGAATTCGTCGGGGAAGGCTCGGAAGGTGTATTGTTGGAGTCAATTTTGGAAGCAATGGCGGAAACATATAGTTTACAGCTGAGCGAGAATGTAAGACGAGGAATGCGCGAATCTGTAAGAAACGGTTTGTCTTGCGGTGGTACTGCTCCGCTCGGGTACGACGTTGTTAACAAACGTTATGTTGTTAACGAGAAAGAAGCGGAAATCGTAAGATATGTTTATAATCAATATGCAACCGGCAAAGGAAAAAAAGAGATTATAAACGATATAAACGCGAAAGGCTGGCGAAACAAAAAAGGTGCCAAATTTGCATTTAATTCGCTCGATAGATTGTTAAAAAATCGGAAATATATAGGTGAATACAATTATCAAGATATTACAGTTAAAGACGTTATTCCCGCGATTGTTGACGTTAATTTATTCGAAACGGTGCAAAATATCTTGATAAAGAACAAGAGAGAGCGAGGAACGAAAAGCTGTAAACACGAATATTTATTGTCAACGAAATTATTTTGCGGATATTGTGGCGCGTCAATGACGGGCGAAACAGTAACGGGACGCAACAACGCGAAATTCGGTTATTATTTTTGCAGAAGCCAAAAATTTCGCACAAATAATTGTAAAAAGAAAAGGGAAAGACAAGAAGAACTTGAAAACATAGTTGTACGAAAAACGCTTGAAATGTATAGTGATAAGAAGTTTATTGAAGAAGTCGCAAAGAAAGTTGTAGATTTGTATAACAGCGAATTCGGCGACAATCATTTAACTACACTAGAAGAAAATAAAAACAGCTTAGAAGCTAAATTTGACGAATTATCACACGCGCTATTAAAAACAACTAATGCGCGTATGTTAGATAAGTTAAACAAAGAAATTGAACAAATCGACATTGAATTGAACGAACTCGAATTAGAGATAGCACGCGAAAAATCAATATTGCAAGCTAAAATGAATGTGTCTGATGTTATTGAATTTATTAAGAATGTTATGAACGGAAATATTAGAGATAAAGAGTTTCAAAAACAAATTATTAACACTTTTGTTAATTCAATTTATGTATTTGACGACAAAATTATTATTTATTATAACGGAGCAAAAGAAGCTGAAAAAGTTAGTTTTAGTGATATGCTAAAAGATTTAAATGTTTCGTCTTATAACGGCTCCGCTCAGCCAAAGCCGTTAAAGGTCGAAACACCTCGCGGATATTTGATTTCGTCCGCGGTGTTTAAGACCTTCGCGTTAATAGCTAGTCGTTAGACTAGCTATTTTTTTATGCTTTTTTACGTTTTTTACAGCAAAAACGTGGCAAAATTACAATAAGGTATTGACTAATTAGAACATATGTTCTATTATATAATAGAGGTGATTTTGATGAGTACAAAAGAATTAATCAATGTAATGTTGGATAAAATCGACGACGATAAATTGTTATCTAAAATATACAAATATATTTGTTATTGGTACAGCAGAAGTCAAAAAAAGAAGTAAAAAATTCAAAAAACACTTGACTTTATACGTAAATACACGTATAATAATATATGTAAGGTAAATCTTTACAAATATTAATAATAAAAGAGGTTTTAAATTATGACAAGTGAAGAACTTAAGAATTTAACAAGGGAAGATTTTTTCAAAATTGTTAAAGAACAATTAATAATCGACTTGCTAAAGTGGATTGACAAGGAACGTTATTATTATAAACGTTATGGAATACACAATCCGGGCATTATAAGAGAAATTAAAGAAATAAGAAATACTTATTATTTTTTGGTATGGAAAGAATAAGATTAAAGCGGGTAACATTTAAGTTACTCGCTTTTTATATTATTAATTTACGAATTGCAACAAAAAACAAAGGGTGTAGCGTTTTGCTACACCCTTCTTTTTTTTTATAAATCCTTAGCTAAAGATTTTGCGGTTTCAATTACCATTTCTTTTCCGTCGTCGTCGAGTTCGAGGAAGTTTTTAATAATTTGTAACTGTTGGTCGGTTAAATTATAGATTTCTTTTACTTCGTCAATTATGAAATCGTCCGACACAGTAAACATATCACCTTCGCCAGTTTCGATATAGGCGGGATTTACATTGTAGATTTTACAAATTAAATCCGCCATTAACGGTTTTACTTTATTCCCACGCAATTCGATATTTTTAATTACGCTTTCGCTGACGCCGATTTTCTCGCCGAATTTCGTACGGCTCAAATTTAACGCTTTACGAATGGAATAGATAATTTCCGCGTCCGTCATTATATCACCACCTTTATTATTAGATTAATTATATTATACTATTTTGTTATCGGGTCGTCAATACAAAAAAAGAATAAAAAATATTAAATTTTGTGTTGACAATCCTATATTATATGATATAATAAGATTAGTGATACGAAAGAGAACGACAAAAAAGTATTACAAACACAACAAAAAGGATGTGATTAAATGACTAACACTAACGAAATTAAGGCTTTAACACTTGCGGAACTTATTAAGAAGATGGACAGCAACGACCAAGCTTTTATTAACGGCGTTGTTATCGGTTTAGCTAGCAAGAAAGCAGAGAAAAGCGAAGAAAAGGGGGCTAAATAATGGGGGACGCGGTTATTATAAAGCGCAATGCGGACGGAAGTTTCGGGAAGTCTGAACCGCTCCGAACCGCTCCAAATCGCGAAAAATCGGAACAAGTCGAGCCGTTCGCGCGTGTGGTGCTTCAAGCATTTTTAAGGCGCGAACAGCAGAAAGAAAAGGGGTGAAACGACGTGGAATATTTAACAACAATCGTTATTGTTTGTTTAGTTTTGGCTGTTGCTTGCTTATTAACAGCGTTTATCACAAAACAGCGTGAAGCTGTATGGCTACGTAACGAATGGCTTAAATCAATCAAGGAAACGCAGAATAGATTGAACGAACAAGCGCATTTAGTCGGAATGGTTAAAGATAATCAGGACGCACGCGAAAGACTTTTAAAGGAGTTGGAAAATGAAGAATAAAGTTAAGCTTATCGGACTTGCTATAACGATATTGGCGACGGTCGTAATCGGTCAAGCGCTCGGCATAAGTCTAATAACTAGATACGGCGGTATCTATCTTATACCGATTGTGTATTTATTAACCGTGTACGGCTTACCGTACGCCGTTCGTGATTTTATCGACGAATTTCACGACGATTTAAAAAACGTCTGTATCACTAAATCACAGCGATTAAAAAGACGTTTTGAAGAAAATATCGGCGCAGAAGTCGAGGAAATCAAAATTGAATTGAAAGGGGAATTAATCGAGTGAAGCAGATTAATAAAGTGAAGTGGTACAAAACTACTGAACGTAAACCAAACCGCGATTGTTACGTTATCTTACTTAACTACGTGATTGAAGGTTGTGGAGTTTGCAGAAGTATCACAGAATTAAAATGGTCTATGAAGTATCAAGCACTAAATTGTAACGAAAACGACAGAGAAACAGCAATAGAACTTGGTATCTATGAATATTGGTGCTATGTGGACGATTTTTATAAACAGTTTGAAAGGGCGGGTATTTATGCAGTATAACGAAATTGTCGAAAAGGTACATACAGCAGTTGAAAACATAATGAAAGAAAATGGTGTTGATACTTATACGCTGGCAACAGGTGTTAAAGACAACGAAAAAGAAAGAATTTTCGCAACAACAAGCGTGTCAGCGTCTGGGATAGAATTAATCGCGTTGTTTACAGAGCTTTTTTTGTCAATGTGTCAAAATTCAAACGAAAACGCAATGAGTATTATTGTAACAGAAGCTTACGAAAATGCGTTACAACTTTACAAAGAAAAAAGGTGCAAAAATGAATAGAAAAAGCTGTAAAGGTTGCATTTATCACAAAGACGGTAACGACACAAAGTCAGGCGGTGGCATTAAGTTTTGTCACTATATGCTGATAACGGGGAAATCTAGAGGTTGCCCCGCTGACAAGTGTGACAAAAAGGTTGTTGACGAGCCTTATCCGTTCAGCAACCGCAAAACTTTGAGCGTGAAAAGGAAAAACCGCTGAGAAGTCGGAAAACTTCTCAACGGCTTTTCGAAATTAATAATAAAAAAGGTTTATCACTATTATACACAATTAACGGTGATAAGTCAAGAAGGAGTAAAGCAGAATGAAAACAGTAAAAATCAGTATTAAGAATTTGTATGGAATCAGCGAAAAGACACTTGACGGACAGAGTGTCGAAATTACAGGCAAGAAAGGCACGGGAAAGACGTCCGCGCTTGACGCAATCCGATTTGCGCTAACAAACAATTCAGAACGCACGTGGGTTGTTAAGGACGGCGAAAAGGAAGGCGAAATTATCGTTGAAACTGATACAGGCTTGCGAATTGACAGAAAGGCAAGAACTAACAAGGCTAACACGATAAATGTTAGCAACAACGGCGAACGCGTAACACGTCCCGAAAGCTTCTTAAAGTCAATCGTAACACCGCTACAGCTAAATCCCGTCGAGTTTACGCAGATGTCAAAGAATGAGCAAAACCGCGCGATTTTAGATTTAATCAATTTCGATTGGGATATGAATTGGATTAAGGAACAGTTCGGCGAAATTCCGCAAGGCGTCAATTATGAACAGAATATTCTTCAAATTCTTAACGATATTCAGGCGGAAAACGGTGTTTATTTTCAGTCTAGACAAGATTTAAACAGGGAAATCCGCAATAAGAGGGCGTTCGTTGAAGATATTGCAAAGGATATACCGGAAGGCTATCAGGCAGACAAGTGGAAGAATTACGACCTATCTGCCAAATACGCCGAACTTATGAGAATTCGCGACAACAACAACAAGATTGAACGTGCTAGAGCGTTCCGCGAAGGTTACAACAACAAGTTACGCGGGATTGAAGCAAATCGAGAAGTTGAAATTGCGAGTGCTGAACGCGCGATAAATGTCGAAAAAGATAACTTGAATTCGACTATTGCAAGACTACAAGCAGAAATTTCAGCTTGTAAAGATAAGCTAGGAAGCATTGACGACAGATTACAAGACAAGGTTAATTTAGCTAACGCTAACTATGAGACAGCTAAGGCAAAGTTAGACGCTGACGTTGACGTTGCGAATAAATACGCGTCAATGGAAATGGTTTCAACTGATGAATTAACAACTGAAATTAATACAGCCGAAGCAATGATGAAGCATTTAAATGAGTACAGCAGAATGCTAACAATGCAAAATGAAATCGAGAAGTTAAAGGAACAGAGCGAAGAATACACCGAGAAAATCGAACTCGCTCGAGAATTACCGGGAATGATACTCGAAAGCGCTACACTACCGGTTGAAGGCTTAACCGTGAAAGACGGTATTCCGCTTATTAATGGTTTACCGATTTCAAATCGTTCCGACGGCGAATTACTCGAATTATGCGTAGATATCGCCATTAATAATCCGTCTCACTTACAAATCATTTTGATTGACGGAGCAGAAAAGCTAGACGACGAAAGCCGTCAAAAGCTTTACGCAAAATGCAAGGAAAAAGGTTTACAATTCATTGCAACTCGCACAACTAACGATAGCGAATTACTCGTAACAGAACTATAAGGAAGGTGAAAAAGGTATGGCACACACACATTGGAAGAAGCTAACAAACCCGAACTATTTAGGGGCTTACTCAATCGAGGACGGACGCGACTTAATCTTAACGATTAAGTCCGTCGGAAACGAAATGGTCGTAGGCGAAGGCGGAAAAAAGGAAGAATGCACAGTTTGTCACTTTATTGAGAAGCAAAAGCCTATGATTTTGAACGCCACCAATATGAAAACAATCGCGAAGATATACAAAACACCTTATATTGAGGATTGGGCGGGCAAAAAAATCCAAATCGGTATTGAAAAAGTTAAGGCATTTGGCGAGGTTGTGGACGCACTGAGAGTTAGAAAGCTAGTACCGAGTACAGCAGTAATCAAGTGCGAAAATTGCGGGCGTGAAATACACGCTATCGGTAATATGACCGCCGAGCAAATGGCTACATATACAAAACAAAAATACGGCTGTAAACTATGCGCAGATTGTGCAACAGCAAAAGCGAAAGAGGTTAAAAATAATGATTAAACTTACAAGCGAAAATTACTTTAGTGCTGAAAGCAACAAACAGTATATGAGTGTTTCTCAATTCAAAGCGTTTGAAACTTGCCCCGCTTCAACACTTGCGGAGCTGAATGGTACATATACACGACCAAAGTCAACAGCGCTTTTGGTTGGTTCATACGTCGACGCGCATTTTGAGGGTTCTTTGGATTTGTTCAAGGCGCAAAATCCTGAAATTTTCACGTTTAAAGGTGACTTGCGCGCGGACTATAAGAACGCAGAAAGAATTATTAACAGAGCCGAACAAGATGGCTTGTTTATGTCTTATATGGAAGGTGAAAAGCAAGTTATTATGACAGGCGAAATTGAGGGCGTACCGGTTAAAATCAAAATCGACGCTTATCAGCCTGATGTGTGTATCACAGACTTAAAGTGTATGAAAGACTTTAAACCGATTTATGTCGAGGAAAAAGGACGCCTGAATTTTGTCGAGGCGTGGGGCTATGACTTACAAGGCGCGGTTTATCAAGAAATCGTGCGACAGAACACAGGAAAGCAACTACCGTTTTTTATTTGCGCAATCACCAAAGAAGCTACTCCCGATTTGGCAGTAATTGAAATCCCGCAAAGCTATCTAGACGTTGAACTAGAACGTTTTAAAAAGAATGTACAGCTGTATGACGGAATGAAAAAAGGAATTTTTCCCGCACCGCGTTGCGAAAAATGCGACTTTTGCAAGGAAACTAAAGTGCTAACAAAACCAATTAGCTTGGCAGAAATGGAGTTTGAATAATGAATAGTATCGTGCTAGCGGGCAGACTTACCGCAGACCCTGAACACAGACAGACTAA